GCAGAAGCATGTCCAATTATACCAGCAAGTAAATTTATTCCAAACTGGCAAAAAAGAGCATTAGGTGATTTTAAAAACGCTTCTAAATCAGCAAAAGGAAGAATGGACCATATTGCACAATGCCCTGGAATCTTTGACTTAAACAGGCACGGCTATATTGTGCCAATGTGGCATGATGTACTGATTGAAACAATGGGCGACGGTAAAGAATTTAAATGGACTGTTCCTACTTCTGATATACACGATTTAGCAAATGGAAAAGAGATCCTTAGTAAGCAAGAAACAGGTGTTGAAACATTAATGCCAGTTAGGCCTTGGAGCATGTCTCCGTTAATTAAATTTAATACTCCTTGGAATGTAATTGCACCTAAGGGTGTTAAGTTTATAATGATACCAATTGCATATCCAGATAGTTTTGAACTTGATAGTAGTATTGGAATATTAGATCCTAGTGTAAGTACTGAGCTTAATGTTCAAGCATATTATAATATTCCTAAAGGCGAATATTTACTTAAAGCAGGAACGCCACTGGCACAGATAATACCTTTATCAGAAGAAAAATTTGAATTAGTAGTACGAGACAAAAATAAAAGTGACGACCTTTGGCTTAAAAAGAAAAGATTTATTATGAATTTTACATTTAAAATTCGACGTAACTTAGTACAAGATATATACAATAAGCATTTTGGAGGAAAATAATGGCTATTGAAGAATTTCAAACAGATGGCGGTTATGTCATATTTACAAATACACCTAAAAAAGTTAAAGATTCGTACACAATGCGAAAATTTCAAAGAGATAGATTACGTCTACAAGGTATGATAACTAAATTGTTAGAAAAAGAAGATGTTATTATTTTTTATAAAGACGAAGACGAGGTAATACAAAACACTGTTGGAACTAGGAATAGTCACAGACGTGAATTATTAGAAGAACCAGTTACTATGGAAGACTACAAAAAAGGTCCTGTAGAAGAAATACATCATGTTAGTTTTCTTAGTATTCCTGGATACGAACCAATGTTATTACATGTTGATTCTATTACTAAATTTATTGCATCGTCGACAGATATCTACGAGTTTTTAAACGAAATCGGAAAAGATAAAGAAGAAGTATCATAGCATACACAGATAAATACTCTATATAAAGGAGTTTTTTAATGGCATCAAATCAAGCACCAGTTGTCGATAGAATTAGAATAATTCCTAGACCCGACGACTTTCTAGATAGAAACGTTGGATCTAGCGGTGAAGTCTTTTTTAACAAAGCAACAAATTCATTAAGAGTGTATAGTGGCGCATTGGCTGGCGGCTACGAACTAGTTACATCAGATCTAGCAAATGTTACTGATAGTGCTCTTTTAGCAAAAGCAACTACAGCTGGATTAGCAAAAACTGATCTAACTAATATAACCGACAGCGACTTTTTAACAAAAGCTAATCAAGCAGGCATAACTGCTTCAGCAGGTGCAAGCATTGATGTTTCAGAATCTGTTCCTACAACTCCGTCACAAGGTAATATTTGGCTTAATAGTAATACTGGCGCTCTCTATGTTTACATTACTGATGTAGACGGGTCTCAATGGATACAACCAGTAGTTGGTATTAGCTCAGGCGGTGGTTCCGGTGACAGTAATCAAAACGCTTTTTCAAATTTTGCTGTAACAGGCCAAACAACAATAGCCGCAAATACTACAACTGATACAGTAAATCTTGTCGCAGGATCCGGCATGACTATTACTACTAGCGGAGATACTATTACGTTTGTATCATCCGGCGGTGGCGGTGGCGGTGGTGGAATTGCTTTAACAGATTTATCTATTGTTACAGGAAGTGCAAATGCTACTCCATCATTAGCATACAACAATACTACCGGAGTATTTACATATACTCCACCTTCAATAGATAACTTTATTACAGCAGATAGTGCAACAGAGTTTACAAATAAAACCGGAAACAATAGTCAATGGACTAATGACTCGAATTATATAACATCATATGCTGAAACAGATACATTAGATAGCGTAACTGATAGGGGAGCAACTACTAGTAACAATGTTACAGTTGGAGATATTACAGCAAACGCTTATATTAATGCAGGTACAGGTTCACCAACATTTACTAGTGCTAGTTCAATAACACTAACAGCACCAGACGGAGTAATATCAAACGGTGTAAAGGCTCCTATATATGCAGGCTTAATAGCAGGAACAGGTACACTTACAGTAACCGGCTCAGGCGTAAGTACTGTTAGTAGTGCTGACAATGGCCTAGGTGATTATACTTTAACTTTTACTAATCCCCTTGGCGTTGATACTGACAGTTTTGGAATACTAGGAAATGCACAAGATCAATCAGGAGCTGCAATGGTATCGTTTGTCAAAACAAGTACTACTGTAATTCGAGTATATGTACATGATGCAACCGGCAACAACATCGATGCTGATGTGTTTATTACAATTTATGAGCTGTAACGATGTCTGAAAGAGAATATGTTGTTGTTGTTAATCGAGGCGAAGACTTAGAAGCATTTGATGCTGAACTAGAAGCATCAACGGGTGAAGGCCCAATTCCAAATAGAACAGTAGAAGTTGCTAATCCAAGACCCGGATCTGAGCGTATGACTCACTGGATGTTAACTGACGACGAAGCAGAAGAATTAAAAAATGACCCAAGAGTGTTATGTGTAGAAATACCGCCTGACCAAAGAGACGATATTGAGATAGGCTATGCAGCTAGACAAACAGGCACTTTTTACAGAGGATCAAATTTACAATCAAGTTATATTAATTGGGGTCTTAGAAGATGTACAGCAGTTGATAATTCAACATTTGGTTTCCAAACTACGTTAGCAGGAGATTACGATTATGCTATCGACGGCACGGGTGTTGATGTTGTAATACAAGACAGTGGTATACAAGAAGATCACCCAGAATGGCTTAGTACTAAAGATGAACTCATTGATACTGTACAAGGCGGTGTTGCTACATTTAATTTTATTGCGAGCGCCATAGCAACTAATGACATATACGTACCATATTATCAATTTGCAAATCCTACAGCTAATTATATTGCTTCAATGACAGGCACACCTTGGGCAAACGGACAATATGACGGTGCCGAATTTTTAATACGATTTGTTTTAGCAGACGGCAAGACTGTAGAAAGAACTAGAATATTCGGAGGTATAGGAAACGGTACAGTAACTGCAGGAAAAAATACTTTCGAACTTAGTCTAGCAGGTACAATACATATTGAACAAACTGACGAAGATTTAAGACTTGCTTTTACTACTGGCGGCTATACTCAAAACGGAGTAATACAGTTATGGTTAACAGCCGGACAGACTAGAATGCGTCAAATAGATTGGTATGGTGCGAGCGGACTTACTGGTACACAAAATGCAAATCATTATAGAGATGCTGACGGCCATGGAACGCACTGTGCAGGAATAGCCACAGGTAAAACATATGGTTGGGCTAAGGGTGCTCATGTTTATTCACAAAAGTTAGCAGGGCTAGAAACATTGTCAGGAACTGACGGAACAGGAATTGCAATATCAGATGCATTTGATGCTATAAGATTATGGCATAACAATAAACCAATAGACCCAGTTACTGGTGCAAAACGACCAACGGTTGTTAATATGAGTTGGGGGTACAGTACAGTTATAACTTCTACTCCATCAAGTGGATCTTATAGAGGATCTCCATGGACATGGGGAAGTTCATATACAGATCGATATGTACTATGGGCAGATACTGGTGTACCAACAGCAACTGAAGGTGGTGGCTTTAGAATGCCTATCCGTGTAGGATCAATTGACGCTGAAATTGAAGCTATGATTGACGCCGGAATTCATGTTTGTATTGCTGCAGGTAATACTCCAATGAAACATGATGTTTCAAATGGATTAGATTATAATAATGTTGTAGTGTTTAATGCTGTATCTTACGAGTACCATAGAGGAAGTTCGCCATATAGTGATCGTGCATTAAATGTAGGTAATATCGATAGTAGTGTACAATCTTTTAGTGGAAATTTTTATGATAAAACAGCTACAAGCTCTATTAGAGGTCCGGCTGTAAACATATGGGCTCCGGGTAACGGTGTAGTAAGTACAGCAAGTAATATAGGTGATGCATCATATACTACAATTGATTACCCAGACAATAACAGTTATAAAATCATGAATATCGGAGGCACTTCAATGGCATCTCCCCAAGTAGCAGGACTTGCTGCATTAAAAGCACAGTCACTACCAACAAGGAATCCAGACAGGATCCGTGGAGATATTATTAATGATGCAAAAAATGTAGTATATAATACAGGATCAAGTACAGATTACGATAACTTAAATCAAAGTTTACTGGGTTCTGAACCTAACATAATGTTCTCTAAATATGCTGTTTATAATCCAATGTCATATTCGGGTCCTATAACAATTCGTAATGTCGGACCTCGGTTACGATAAATATAAAAAAGGAACTATATAATGGCTTTAAATTTTCCAGCAACAGCTAACGTAGATGACACATATACAAATGGCACGACTACATGGAAGTGGGACGGTTCTGTATGGAATATTGTTGACGGCGCAGATGGTGTTGCATTATTTAAAACAGTAGCCGGCGATTCAGGAAGTGCAACAGCAACTATTGCAACTGATACAATAACAATCGCAGGTGGCACTGACATTACTTCTAGTGTTGCTGGCAAAACAGTTACTCTTAATTACACTGGTGCAGCATCTAATCCAAACTTGTTTGCAACAATAGGCACAGACGATGGTACATTAACAGCAGCGTCTGCTACGAGTAATGTAGATATTTTAGGTGGTACACATATAAGTACCCAGAACGCTACAGATACTGATAACATAGAAATTAACTTAGCAGCATTTACTGTAGACTTTTTGTCAGATGTTGACACAACAACAACGCCTCCAAGTACAGGTAGTGTATTAAAATGGGACGGTGCTAAATGGGCTCCTGGAACTGATGCTACTACAGGTGGCGGCGGTACTGATGCAGATACTCTTGACGGACAAGATGGATCATATTACTTAAACTATAACAACTTATCAAATACACCTAGTGTTCTTTCACTAACTGGTCTAAGCATAGGCAATGAACTAGCGGCAAGTGGTGACGGAGCAATTAGTTATGATAATACTACAGGGGTGTTTAGATTTACACCTGCAGATTTATCGAGTTATTTGACTAGTGTACCAGCACAGTCATTTAGTAGTTTAACCGGCAAACCAACAACACTTGCAGGCTATGGTATTACAGATGCATTTGACGGCGTGTTTGGTTCACTTACTAGTAAACCAACAACACTTGCAGGATACGGTATTACAGATGCAGCTACGTCTGCAAGCATACCAACAGACTTAACAGATTTAAACATTATAGATGGTGCAGCGAATCAAGTATTAACAACTAACGGAGCAGGCGGATTTAGCTTTCAGGACGTGAGTGCTAGTTCAGGTGAAACAAATCAAAATGCATTTAGTAATGTTGCTGTAGCAGGACAAACAACAGTAGCTGCAGAATCAAAAACTGATACACTTACACTTGTAGGCGGTACTAGTATTAATGTAACTACTGACGCTACTACTGATTCAGTAACTATTGCATATAACGGAGCATCAGGTGTTACTAACTTTTCAGACTTAACTGATGTAAATGATGCAAACTTATTAACAGTTGATAGAGTTTTTGAACATGCGGCAACTACTTTCCGAGTTGACAATATTTCAGCAACATCATATACATTTGCACCACATTATGGCGGTAATAATCCAACTATTATTTTGATATCAGGACATACATATGCATTTAATTTAAATATTGGCGGACACCCATTTGAAATACAAGATGCATCTTTAAATGCACTTACTACAAATTTATTACACGTAGATACTGACGGCACAGTATCGGCAGATTCGGATGCACAAGGATTTGATGGCGGTACGTTGTATTGGAGAATTCCAGAAAATACTAGTGGAACATTTGCATATCAGTGTACATTGCATCCGGCAATGGTAGGTGCAATAACTATTAAAAGATTAAGTTCTCTGTAAGTCGTTAACTATACTAGTTAAACGTTTACGTATATCAATCATTCTAACTCTATTTTCGTGAAGTGAACTAGGATTAATAAATCCGTTGTTTGATGGATCATGGCCTTGATCAATTTGTGATGCATGTGCTGTTAGTTCTTTAAGCAATTCATTACATTCTTTTTTAAGTACAGGATTAGTTATTACTGACAATTTTTCAGTAAAGTACTTTAAATCTTGTTGAAATTTAGGAAGAGTTTTAAACGATAAGTTATTCATCTTCTGACTCTATATTTCCTGCTGGAATTACATGATATACATCTTGTGGATTATACTTTGTTGCTGTTTCTGCTATAGCACTTCCGGCATACAAACATTCTAAACTAACTGGCATTAACGGCGGAACATGAAATACTGATCCTTCACGTAAGTTGTTTTCATATAACTTTCCTGTTTGAGTGTCTATCCATCGTATTCTAAGTTCACCACTATTAACAAACCAAGACTTAGTAGTGTCCTTAGTAAAGCTCATATTTGTTTTTGAACCAATGTGTTCAAATACTAGAATCTTACTACAATAATGTTCTGTGTTTGCCCACAATACTTCATATCCGAATTCTGTTTTAGTTACGTTATCATTCATATCAATACCTAATTAATTAAATTAATTACTTCAAACAATGTTTCAAGTTTGCGTAAATTAACTTTGCTTTCGAGCGTATTTTTTAATCCGAAGTGTAACGGTCTTGGCCATTTGTTAAAACTAACCCAAGCATACCCGTCATGCTCTTTGTTAAGTTGTGGAATAAATTCTTTATCAATAATACACAAATATGTGTGAAACAAAAAGTTTGTATCGTTACTTACAAAAGTTTCAAGCGGAATAGTTTTTTTAATGTTAGGAACATTACCTATTTCTTCTTTAATTTCTCGTTGTAAGCCTTCCCACGGAGTTTCTTTATCTTCTGTTGTGCCGCCAACTAATCCCCAAACATTATCTCGCTTGGTATTAGCCCTGCGAACAAACAGGAATCGTTTAGTTTCTAGTGTGTAAAAGATTGCACCACTACAGATAATTTTTTTGCTCATACAAATAATTATCTTTAAAGTGCTAGTCTCCAGGTACCTCTTGGATATTCACCATCTACTGAAAGTAGCCATTCTGAGTTATTCCAACGGTATTGTTTAGAAGTTGTAAGATTAGTTATGTATACAACGTCAGTTGAACTATCGTTTGCAGATGCATCAAATACAACATGCCAGTTTGCGCCATCCCATTCGATAATGTCATTTGCTTGTGCTACAAAGTCTGTTCCGTCTTGGTTTTTCCATGTATCGGGTCCGTCTTCATTTACTATGTCACCAATTGGATTTAGGATTAACACTCTTGGCGTTGTAGAACTTAAATTTAATGCAGATGTTCCAGTTGTTGCTGGATCTATAATATAGTCTACATTACTTCTATCACCAGCTGGACCTGTTATTACAGTATTATCAGGAAGCGAGTCTCCGTCCCAATTAACACTAATTTTTGTTTCGTCTAGTGGATTTAAACTAAATGTTCCAACAATTGAATATTCTACATCTTGGTAATCTAAGCGTCTGAGGTGTATCTGTGATACTCCTGGCTCATAAGTACCGGGCATTGCTTCAAATAATGTTCTCCAATCAACTGTTCCGACTTTACCTTTGTATATTAGTTGAATACTATTACCTTCAACATATACTCCTTGGTTTTCGTAACTAATTGTTGTAACATTAGTATTATTACTAGCTTCGTATGTTTCGTTTCCGTTGCGGTCAACACGCCCTATTACAATGGAGTCGTCCCAAGCATCGAGCTGAGGCGTTGATAAATCAACTTCAATAGTGCCTTTAGATTCGTCATGTATACTAGCAATAATATTTGTTATTACTCCTAACTTTTTAACTTTAACAGGAGGACTAATATATATTGGAACAGTAAATGACATAGACGAAACATCAATTTCGCTTTCTGTGCCTACTGGAATAGTTCTACTACTAAAATTGATATTGCTAATGCTTACAGTTGTAAGACTAGTCCAATCAATATAATTGTCAGTAGTCTGTATTTCTAATGTAGGATTAAACAGAACTAATATTTGCTCCATTAGTTGTAATTTTTGATCTGTATTAGAAGTCCATAAGTCAACATTTAAGTTTAAGATATACGGAGTAGGATGTAAACGTTCTACTGTATAATTTTTACCTTGGATACCTTCGTATGTTTGCGTATCGGCATTATATTTTTGTTCTCTAATATGTTTCTTGCTTACAAAACTAGAATCAGAAATTCTTGTATTATCTGTTTCTAATCCACCAATATACACACCCATTCTGGGTACACTAGGTAGTTTGTTCTCACTGTTATCTCGTAAAATACTACCAACTTGTCTAGTAATATCGCCATACATAACTGGTACTGTTACAAGATTATCTTGACTATCTTTGTAACTAAAGTTACTCATTAGTCTAACCATTTGGGTTACGTATCGTCTAATTTGTCCGTCATAAAAATGTTGCATTAGATATCAGCCTCTGGTTTCTTAGGTCTAAGAGCTTTACTTAAACTACTACGTTCTTGTACAGTTTCACCTGCAATTTCATTAGTACTTGTATTATTAATAAATGTACCTTTTTGTGTAGTTTCTGTATTTGTATTTGATAATGTCATTCTTACATCGCCTTCAACTTTGATCCATCTAGTACCGTCATATTGGAAAAGACGTTTTGGTAAAAAATCGGTTCTAAGAAAATAGTCCCCATCAACAGCATCAGTTGGAAATGATATGCCATGCCCAAATGTTGCTCCATTAGGTGCATTTTCTTGTCCTACTAAGTACCCTTGATATCCTGATCTAGACGGTTTTGCTTGTATGTCGCCGTCACTATTGGTGTTTTTAAGGTCAACACTACCGTCAGCATTAGCATCTAATGTATAGTAGTGTGCAACGTCAAAGCCTGCCTTAGGAGCATCTGCTTCTGCTTGTGCTACTACAGCATCATTAATTTGCATTTCTTGTTCATATGTTGACAATACATCTCTTAGTGTATCGCCACCAGGTGCATGTTCGTCTGCTGGTAGGTCTAATATATCTTTGTATTCTTGTGAATCGTATATTTGCTTTAACTTTAATCTATAAAGATGTGGATACCATGTAGGCGAAAAGCCTTCTGCAGCTCTGTTAATGTCTTCAATAACATAAAAGCGTTTGAGTGCTACACTATAATCATTAAGTGCATATTCGTCTTTTAAATGAGGTAATTCAATTACATCACCTGGCATTAATTTCCTGCCAATTGTTTCAACACTACTATTAATATGTACAGTCATAAACAATGTATCATTGCTTAGAAATAAACCAAACTGGCTTAAATCAAAATCAATATCTTGTACATTGTATATTCCCCTTATGGAAAAAATATCTTCATCGTATTTACGATCTCTATTTTCCATAAACAGCATATCTTGTATGTTTGTTTCTTTTACAACATCGTAATGAGGTTGATCAGCAGTTGCATCTTCAACCGCTGTATTTTTAGGTCCAATATACTTGTGAACAAATAAGTCAGTTCCTCCAACTGTAAACATTTCGAGGATCTGTTTATCTAAAAACTTGTAGTCTGCACCCTTCTCGGGTTTGTATAAACTTAATCTTGGCATAAACATATTTATCGATAAGTGCCTCCATACGATAAATACTATTGGAGAAACAATTATATGACAGACTTAGCAACACAAAAACAACAAATATTTGACTATGTGCATAGTATGTTAGGTGGCGGTATGGTCGATGTTGAACTTGACCCTGTTCATTATGAAACAGCGTTAACTAAAGCATTAACAACATATCGTCAAAGATCAGATAATGCTGTGGAAGAATCTTATATCTTCTTAGAATTAATACCTGATCAGAATGAATATACATTAGCCAATGAAATTGTCGAAGTAAGAAAGTTGTTTCGTAGAAGTATAGGATCACGTCCAAGTACCTCAGCATCAGGAGGTCCAATTTATTCAACTACTATAATTTCAACAGACTCTCAGCAAGTATTCAATGTAAATTATAATTTAGCAATAGTACAATCTATTGTAGTAACAATTAACGGAACAGTTACTACAGATTATTCTACTGATGATGCTTCAAGAACCATTACGTTTAATACGGCACTAGCTACTGGAGATGTTGTAAATATAAAACTTTATGATAGTGGCGAAAATGGTGGAGGAAGTTTATTTGACCCTTTCAGTTTAGCATACACAAACGCATACTTATTATCAAGTTCTAATATGGGCGGCCTTGCAACTTATGATATGTTTAGTCAGTACCAAGAACTAGTTGGACGCATGTTTGGATCATTTATTGAATTTAAATGGAATAGTACTACTAAAAAGTTAACCATTCTCCAACGACCAAGAGCGGACGAAAATGTAATGATGTATTGTTACAATTATCGTCCTGATACCGAGCTACTTAGAGATTACCTAGCAATTCAGTGGATTAAAGATTATACACTTGCTGGTTGTAAATATATGCTAGGTGAAGCACGTTCAAAATTCGCTACTATAGCAGGACCACAAGGTGGATCAGCACTTAATGGTGAAACACTAAAAGCAGAAGCACAGGCTGAATTAGAAAAACTACAAAGCGACTTATCATTACAAGTTGGCGGTGGTGTTGGCTATGGTTTCACAATAGGTTAAAAACCACCTAAGTTAACGCTAACGATTTTAGTTCCTTGTAAATACAATATGTAACAAGGAGAAGTCATGTGTTCACCAGAAGTACGTAAAGAAGCCAACCGTTTAAATTGGATTATCAAAGGTAAACTAATTGATATATCCTGGAGCGACATAGAAGTCGAAAAAACCTACCATTCATATTTTAAAAGACTTTGGGGAAATAA